ATATTGTTCCGTTTCTGTCAGGAATGAACAATTCAGGTCTTTTTTCTCCGACAATATAAGGTTTGCCAGCTTCAACTGGTCCGCCGTTTTCCCTAAATTGAACAAGAGTGTCTGCAATTGCGATTCCGAGTGCTGTTTGAAGTGCTGCTCCCGGAGCTAACATCCAACCGATAAAAGGAATCATCGCAGCACTGTTCGCCGCGTTTGCAATTGCTAACATCGCAACAGCTTTTGAAGCTACTGTCGCAGCCGTCGCCATGGCAAGCATTTGAACGTTGAACAACATCGCTGAAAGATTTGCGAGAAGTGCTTCAACTGCAAACAAACCAGTTGACAACGCTATTATTGCCATATTTGCAGCAACAGCTGAAGTTGACAAAGCAAGCATTCCCATGGTTGTTGACAGTGTTGTTATAGGAGCAACAAGAGCTGTAATTCCCGAACCCATTGTCGCAGCTGCTCCTGTCATTACTCCCGCAGAAGTTGCAGTTGTTGCCGCTGCTGCTCCCGCTGAAGCTGCAACAGTTGTGTTGCTTGCAGTCAAAGCAGTATTTGCAGCAGACAGAACCCCAGCTGAACCAGCTGTCGCTGTGTTGCTTGCTGCAACAACAGAATTTGAAGCTGCGATTTCCGCGTTTGTTGCAGTTGTTGAAGCTGCAAAAATATTATTATATGCAACTTTCAAAAGGTTGTCTTTTACCCATTCAGAAGCCATGTTGACGCTTTGTTGAATAAAATTGTCAACAACGGAGTCAAGAACATCGAAACAAGCGTCCGCAAAAGATTTTTCTCCGCGTACCATTGAAGAAAGCGAGCTTGAAAAACTTGAAGTCATTCCGTCTGTAAAACCTTTGAATTTTTCGAGTTCATAAGATTTCAATTCAACGTTTTTTCGCGTTAATTCTTGCATAAGCTGTTCTTGAACTTTCACGCTGTCGCGACGAAGTTTGACTTTTTCGACTTCGTTGTTCCCCATGAGCTTGAGTTGTTCTTGAAGCGAACGTTCTTCAATTTTTTGTCTTTCTTGAATAAGAGCAATTTCGCCTTCAAGCTGTTGTCTTCTGCTTATTTGATAAGCTGAACGCTGCAATTCAAGAGCTGAAATTTTGCTGTCGATTCCTTGTTTTTCAGCGTCAATTTCTGAAACAATAAGCGACTGTTGAATTTCTCGAACTTTCTTTGCGTGGTCCTGTTCAAGTTTTAACTTTTGAGCAAGGGCTTGAGCGTGTTCAGCTGTTCCGACTTTTGTTGCTGCAAGACGAGCTTCTGCTTGCTTCAACTCAATTTGAAAAATTTCTTCGTCTGTTCTTTCAACAGTATATTTTTCTTGTTCAAGTTGTGCAATTTTTAAGTCAAGAGCTTCTTTTTGTCTGCGTTTAGCTTCAGCAGCAGCTTTTTTCGCTTCTTGTTCAGCTTTCTTCGCAGCATTTTTGTCAACAACTGCTCCGCCTGTTGAAATATGAGTTGACTCTTTTTCAAGGGCTGTCAGTTCGTTGATAATTCCTTGACGCTCTTTTTTTACTGCTTCAAGTTCTTTGTTGATAGCGTCTTGATCTCTTTGAAGCTGTTTGCTTGCTCCGCGTCTTCCTGTGTCTTCCGTAGAAATAGGAGTCCCGAAGCGTGCTGCATTTATAAGCTGACTTTGTTTATATCCTTTGACTGCTCTTTCGACTTTTTTGTCAACTTTTTGTTTTCTTTCAGTCAATTCTTTGACTTTTGCAAGAGTCATTTCGTTTGCAATTTGTTCAGCTGTCGCTCTTGAAATTGCTCCCTTCAAACGAAGTTCTTCTTTCAAACGTCCGATATATTTCGGATATTTTTCTGTCAAATAAGCAATTGCTTCATCAAGTCTTTTTGTTTGATTATAGTCTAAATTTTTTACCCCCTGAAGTTCTTTCAACGTGCGAATTGCTTCGGTTGTTTTGTTGACTTGTTCATTTTGAGCATTGTTCAATTCTTCAATTGCTCTCGTTGTTTCTTGAGCTGCTTGACGATAAGCCCACCAAGCAGCAGCACCCGCTCCGAGTGCAAGTGTAACCCACGTCAAAGGACAGCTCAAAAGAGAAACTGTCAAAGCTCTGACTTGAATTATGGTCGCTTGAAGTGCTGATTTGAATTGTATCAATGCAAGAGCTGCGTCCCCTTTGAGATATGTTGCGAATGCTATTTGATAAGCGTTCGTCGCAGCTGTAACCGTCCCGAAATTACGCATTGAAGTCATAATTGTTACAACAGCCGCGTTTGTGATAGGAATTCCGACAGCAAGAGCTGCAATTGCAACAGCAGCGTCTTTCAAACCACCGACAACAATTTGATTTTGAGCAGCCCAGCTTTGAAAACTTTTTATTGCTTCGGTTGTTGAACGCACAACTTCTGTGATTTCTTCAACTCCTTCTTTTAATGACGGAATCATCATGTCAGAAAGAGTTCTTGTCATGATAGTGTATGCGTCATTTAATGTCGAAATTTTTCCTTCAAGTGTTTCGGACTGTTTGTTCATCATTCCGTAAAATTTGCCGCCTTCTGAAGTTGCGTCAACGAATGCTTGACGGACCATTTCAACAGAAATTTTTCCTTTGCTCATTTCGTCTTTGAGAACAGCCATGCTTTTCCCGGTTTTTTCAGAAATGACCTGAAGCGGATTAAAACCCGCATTTATCATTTGAAGCAAATCTTGCCCCATAAGACGACCAGCAGAAGACATTTGAGAGAATGCGAGTGTTAATGACTGCATTCTTTGCTTATCTCCGCCCGCAATATCTCCGAGCATTCTCAAATCAGGAAGAATGTCTTGAACATTTATCCCAAAATTTAAGAGAGTTTTTGAAGCGTCAAGCAAGTCTTGTGTTTCAAACGGAGTAACATTCGCCATGTCTTGAATCTCATTGACAAGTCTTTGAGCTTTTTTTGCGTCGCCGAGCATAACTCCGAATTGAACTCCCGCTTGCTCAAAATCTGAAGACGCTTTGAGAGCGTTTGCTGCAATATTTTTGATACCTTCTGTAATTTTAGCAGCACCAAAACCAACACCAAGCCCAGCAAGAACTGTTCCGAGTGTTTTTGTAGCACTGACACACTGCTTCAAGCCGTACTCATAAGCAGCGGAGTCAAGGTTCAATTTTACTTTGATATTTCCGACATTACTCGCCATTTTTTAATTTCCCTTAAAATCTTTTCAATGCGTCTGCGACAGAAATTTTTTCTGCGTGCTTCGGCGGTTTACCGACTGGAGTTTTTCTTCTTTTTTTCTTTGGATCATTAACATCTCTGTCAACTTTCAAAACTTCGTCAATTTTTCTGTGTGTTGAATTCCAGAACATTGACTCCGTCCAGCGTAGATGTGTTATGCAAGCATAATAAAAATAAGCCCAGTCAATTACATATTCTTTTTGTTCTTGCTTGCTGTCTTTTTTTTTGAACCGTCCTTCGTCGCTGGTTTGTGGTCTTGCGGTTTTTTCGGAAGGTATGCTTCAACCGCTTGAACAACTTTGTCTGAAAGTTCTTTAAGTTCGAGCAAATTCAATTCAAACAATTCTTCAAGATTTGCTTGACTTTCAATTTTCAAAGGTTCAGCTGGATCGAATGGAGCAAATTTCAGAGTTGAACACCATATCGCATAAGGAAGCATTCCAGTATCGCCTTGAATAAGTCCGTTCAGAAGTTCTCCTTCCGATATTCCGTAAATTCTTTTTAATGCCGCGAAATTCTTCAATTTGAATTCGACTTTTCTTTCTTCTCCCTGAAGTTCGATTTTAATTTCAGGATTCAATAATGAATCAACCATTGTTCTTTTTCTCCTTTTGTTTGTGCAACATACAAAAAAAGGGTTGTTTTATTGCGAGAATGAGCTTTTCAGCTTTCGCTCCCGCTGACAACCCTTTTTGTTTTTCAAAAATTCTAACTGATAGCAGTCGCAGTTTCATTCGCCTTAATTAAGCGAAGAACATTGTCTGATTTTCTTTCAACAGCAGTTCCTTCAAAAGAACAAGTCCAGTAATCGTCAGCTTTTGAAACAATGTCAAGAATACCTTTAACGCAAGGCAATTCCATGTGAAAGTCAGCAGCTTCTCCGTTCACATAATCGGTTTTGAATTCTAAATTGAATAAAGCCGGGACTTGAGTTGATTTGTCTGTCAAAGTTGTAATTTTATTCGGAGATTCGCCTGTTGTTGCAATTGTTGCTCCGTTTATTGCAGCAATAACTTCAAGCGGAATGTTCACTGATTCAAATTTGACATCAAGACCAGTCAAAATTGTGAAGCTGTCAGCTTTCTTCCCAGCTCCATAAACTGCGTCTTTTGTTTCCTTTGTAATTGTTACGTCCATTGAAGACAATTCAGGAACGTCAATGCTTGTTCCTTTTGTGTAAGTTGATGAAGTGTTTGCAGATACAACAGCGATTTTTGCTGCTGAAATGCTGAAAACGTTTTGTTCTGTGAATTCTGTCGTCATTGTGTTTTCTCCTTTTTTTGTTTAATTATCTGATATGATTTCGATTACTTGCTCAAAATCTATTCTCTGAATGAAAAATTCTTCAAGTCCTTCTTCAAGGACTGGTTCAACAAGAGAAACTCTCGCGGGAGTTCTTTCCCCGAACAAGTTCAAGTTGATAAATTTTGCAACGTTCGCACTTTGTTGAAGACATTCAATTTCGTTGTCTTCGTCAGTAGCGGAATAAACAACAAACGCATTCGTCGCAACGGTTGTTTTGAACTTTGAACCGCTTTGCATTGTAAGATCCTTCGGTTCAAGAACTGGTTTGTTGATGATTATTGCGGGAAGTTCGTCTTCTTCCTTCAAACTTTTGAAAACTTTTATTGTAAAGCCTTCATATTTATTTTGAAACGCTTGTTCAATTGCGTTTTGATAGTTTTTCAATTCTGTTCCGTTTGCCATTTTAATTTTGCCCTTAATGTGTCAGCAAGTTTTTTCGGAACTTGCGACATAAGTTCGTTTTCAATTCCGACTGCTTTGTCAGAATAGTCATAAGTCTGTTTTATAATCGGAAGACGCTTTTTGCTTGCTCTTTTCATTACCTGATAAGGAACAATTGCAGCTTCGCCTGTTTTCTTGCGAATAGGCATGAGAAAAGCTCCTTCTCGAAAAATTGAACCGCCTACACCAGCAACAACTCCAGCTCTTGCTCCTTTTCTTTTTTTTGAACCACCCTTCCCCAGTTGTCGCGGGTTTAGTCTTGCAAGTGATATTTTATAAGTCCCGAACCATAAACGAGCGGTTTTGTTTGCTTTATCGACTGAAGAATGAATTCTTGCAGTCCCTCTTGATGTTTTTTGTGTAAGCGGTTTTTGTTGAATGTGAGATTCGTTTGCGGTCCTTTTAACAAGCTGCGATTTTACCCAGTTTATAGTTTCCCGCAAAGCATAATTTGAAGCATTGTTCAATTGCTTCTGCGTAGCATTGAAAAAAGTTTGAAGTTTTTCAATTTCCGATTTTTCAAGTTTTGCTTCGATCATGATTTGCTCAATTCAATAATTGCGAACCCTGTTCCGTCGTCTGTGTTGTCAAATACCTTGTAAGCTGTTGTAATACCTTCAATTTGAACTGTTGAACTTTTAACAACAGAAGCAACGTCTTCTTCAATGCAAGTCAAACGCGGTTTCGGGTTCTTTGTTGCAAGAAAACCGAGTGTCGCGTCTGTGTATGTTTTGTCATATATTCCGAGAAGGTCTTCGCCGTCTTGACCTTTTTCAAGAATAGTTCCGTCAGGAAGTGTGAACTTCAGTTTTCTTCCGAAATCTTTCAAAAATGTTTTCTTTTCTTCTGTGAACATTTGTTTTCCCCAAAAAGCAGCAGCAAGGACTTTTTGAAAAGCCCCGCTGCGTCTTTTTATTAAAATTATGCAAGTTTAACAAGAACGTTTTTGCTGCCTGCTGAAGCTGCAATTGCTTGCACTGCGTAACCGATAGCAACGTTATTTGTTGAAGTCGCTGTTGCAACTTTGTTTGTTGCGTCAAAATATAGTTTTTGACCGTATGCAATAGCGGTTTCGTCTGAAGTTTTGAATTCAAAAACTCCTTCTGCATGAACTCCGCCTGTTGCACCGACTGCAATTTCTTCAGCTGCAACAAAAACTCTGTCTTCTCCGACGATAACATCGCCGTAAGCGATAGTTGAAGCACCACTGTTCTTATAGTCAACAATGTCGCCTTTTTGAATATAATTAGTCATTGTTTTTTCTCCTTTTTTTAATTGCAAGAAGACAATTCTTTCGGAACTTTCTTCTTCAGAACGTCTGCTTGCGAAGTAATAACATATTTTTGAAGCAAGGAGAGCTTTCGCTCTCCCTAACTTTCGGCATTTGAGAAATTCTCATTTGCGGGTTTTACGCTCCTTCGTTTGTTGCAAGTCCTCTGTAATCGAGAGCAGAAACACCGAAGTCGTCAAGAATTCTCCAACGTATGCCAACAAAATCAAAACCGACTTGAGATTCAAGAATCGGTTGTTTGTTTCCGTTCAAGTAAGTAACTTCAATTGTGTCAATATCTGCTGAATTTGCTGCAACATAGTATTGAGTAGCTGAATAATCGTCGAGTTCAGCGTCAACAATTAAGTTGAAGCTGTTTCTGTAAATATTCGCAACTCCTGAATTGTTGCCAGCTGGATCTGCTGTTGAAGTCAACAATTGAGCTGCTGTTGCTTCAAGAGCTGCTGGAACAATTAAGAATTCAGGCTTGATGTTTAATGTTTCAAGACCGCGAACATTCTTTTGTTTTCTCATAAGTTTTGTCAGTTCTGCAAGAGTTGCAACTGTCAAAGCTCCTGTTGTGCCTTTGTTGTTGTGGTCTGCGTGGAAGATAGTTTTTCCGTCATAAGTTTTGCCTGTTGCAAGTGTTTTATAAACGAGTTTATTTCTTCCGCGAAGTGCCGCTCTGACATAAGCAGCAGGAATTTTTGTCAAAACTCCCAAATCGTCATTGATAAGAGCTTGACGAGTGAAACCGAAGCCGCGAGCATAAGTCAACACTTTAGTTGTTGCTTTGCTGTCTTTCATTTCATCAAACTTGATTTCTCCTGTTTGAGTCAATGGAAGAAGTTCGCCAGCTTCAGACAATTGATAACGAGCTGTTTCTTTGAAGTCTGAATTGCTTCCAACTCCGCACCATTTGTCGAATGTCGGTTCAGCTGCTTTGTAAGCTGTCGCCATTGATTTTTTAACAGTGTTGTCGATAATTGAAACGAATTGACTGTCAGGAGAAACTGCTCTGCGGAACAATTCATCGTCAGTCAGTCTGTGAGCATTTGAAACACCGCTGCGAGATAAACATTCAACAGCAAGATCTCTCATTGACATTGAACGGAAGCTGTTTGCTGATTCGTTCGCGTCTTTTTCAGAAATCATATTTGCTCTTAACAATAAACCGTCAACAGCAGCAGCTCTGACTTTGTCTGCTTCAGCTTCGCCAGTAATCTGAACATTACCAGCAGCAAGAGCAGCTCTTTCTGCTTTGACTTTGTTCAAGATTATTGAACGAACTTCGTCAACTGATTTGCCTTCTTTGATGTAAGAAGTTGAGTCTTCGTCGAAATCGCGACACATAGAAACGATTTCTGTTGCTCTTTGCATTTCAGCTTCTCTTGCTTGAGAAATTGCAGCTGCTTTTTCGTTTTCGTCTTTTTCTTTGTCAGCTTTTGCTTTCTCTTTTTCTTTTTCTTTTTTTAGTTCGTCGCCGCATTTTTCTTCAGATTTTCTCTGAATGTTTTCGCACATTGAGCGAATTTGTGCGTCTTCAAACCCTCTTTCGATTAAGTCTTTGTAATTCAGACCTAAACTTCTGCATAATTCTTCAAGATTCATGTCGATTTCCCTTTCTGTACTTTGTACACTTTTGATATTATTTATTGATTCAAACTCTCTGTTGACTCCGACATCGCTGTCAGCGGGGACAGAAACAATTGAAATTTCAAGCGGAGTCCATTTTGTCGCAACATAGGCTGGACCTGTGAAGCGACCGTTTGAAGAAGTTGCTCCAGCTTTGACTTCTTCCCAGCATTCAACGGAATATCCGACTGAAATTCCGCGGAGAATACCTTTTTTGACTTTTCTGAAAATCTTTTCGCCGTCTTCGTCGTCGTCAAAAAGCAAATCTGCATGACAGCGTCTTTCAGTTTCATTCAAAGATACATTTTCAGGAATGCCGATCACAACGTCGCGGTTGTGGTTGAACAACGAAACTCCGATTTCTTGAAGTCTTTCAAGCTGAACGCTCTCTTTGTCATGACAAAGAATTTCAGCTCCGAAATAGCGTTCAACTGGTTTTTCGCTCGAAAATGAAACGTGAACTTTTCTGTTTTCGTCGTCAACTTCTCGAACTTCAAACGCGAACGTTCTTTCGCAGCGTGTGTTCAACGGCGGCATTCTTTTATTCGGTTGATTTTTCGCCATTTTCGCCACCTTCCTTTTTTATTAGTTTGTTTGCGTAGTTGATTTCTTTTGCTCTTTGAGCAATTACTTCTCGCCAGTCTTGACCGTTTTGAGAACAAATTTGAGCAAGTGTTGTTTGATTTGTTTCAAGAGCAGCTTCATTCGCTTTGACTTCTCTTTGCGGATCTATCCAAGCCATGCCCGGAGCGATCCAGTTGTGGTATAGATAGTCTTCTTTTCTCTCGAAGAAATCAGGAATTCTCAAACGACCTGAAAGAACTGCTTGCGTAATAACTTCACGATATACAATGCGACAGAAATGTCGTTTGATAAACTCTTGAAATATTTCATACGTTTTGCGGTCTTCAATAAGCCCTTGTCGAGCTGAAGAATAATTCACTTGCGACATATCTCTTGAAGCTGCTTCATAAGATAGACCTTGACCGCTTGCAATAAGTCTTTGCTGCGAAGTGATGAACTCTTTTGCGTTGCTTGCTTGTCCTGAAGGGTTCACTGAAGCGACATCGTCGCCCGGTTGCAATTCTGTAATCATGCCCGGAGAAAGAGTTTTTGCTCCGTAACCTGAAGAAGCGTCTTTTTGTGTTGTCGGTATGCTTCCGCGTCCAACACCGCCGCCGGGAATCTGTTTCTTAATAAATACAGATAAACAAGCAAGAACTCTTTCTTTAATAGAAACGGCTTCGGAATATTCGTTCACATCGCGAACGCGATCCGCAGTGGAAGACAATTGAGAAACTTCTCTTATTTGAGAAGGTCTTTTTTTCTTGCGTAAATACAAAACGCGTTCAGCTGGAACTCTTTCGCTTTCGCCTATTTGTAAACCGTCAGGAGTGATTTTCTTCAACCAGTACGCAACAGGCTTGTTGTATTTGTTGACTTCAATTCCGTTGATGATTCGTGTTCCGTCTTTACTCAATTGATAAGAAAATTTGTTTCCGTCAATTTCGTCAACTTCTCGAAGCTGCAACATAAACTGAAGACCGCTTTTTGAATAAGGGT